CTCGCCCTGCTCAGTAAACTTCATGCAGTCGAGTGTCTCACACATCTTGACACGGAGGGAACTGGCCGCCCGCATTGCAGCAGCAATTCGCCGACGCCCGCACGGTCGAGGCAGGCAAGCCCTCTTTCCACATTTCCCCTGAATCGGAGGTCTGATCATGAATCAGCAACTTGCTCCATTTGATTTCGAAGGCCGCCAAGTTCGCATCGTCACCGATGCACAAGGTGAACCATGGTTTGTAGCAGCCGATGTGCTGTCGACGATCAGCCTTGATCGTAAGGCCCTTGAACGCCTTGATGATGACGAAAAGGGTGTGAACTCAATTCACACCCCTGGTGGCATTCAAGAAATGACCACGGTCAACGAGCCCGGTCTTTATGCCCTCGTGCTTGGTAGCCGAAAAGCCGAAGCCAAACGCTTTAAGCGTTGGGTCACGCACGAGGTTCTGCCTGCGATCCGTAAGACCGGCTCTTATGCCGTGCCTGCGATGGCTGCATTGCCCGCACCTACTCAAGACCGAGTCACCTCACTGCTTCTGATTGGTGAGGCCGTGGCCAAGGTGCCGGGGGTGAAGGCAGGCATTGCCATGGCGGCCACGCTTACCTGCATCCATGAGAACACCGGACTGACCATCGAGACCTTGCGTCGCGCCCTGCCTGCAGCCAACGAGCCGATCTGTTCCTTGAATGCCACGCAACTGGGCAAGCTGGTCGGGCTGTCTGCCAAGACTGCCAATCTGCGCCTGGCCAACCTGGGACTTCAGGTACGCAATGAGCGTGATGAGTGGGAATTGACCGAGTCTGGTGAAGCGTGGGCGGAAGCGATGCCGTACTCGCGCAATGGCCATAGCGGCTACCAGATCCTCTGGAATCCGAGCGTTGCTCAAGAACTGCGTGAGGTGGCGTGATGGGACTTCCAATCATTACCGCCGACCAACGCATGCGCGAGAAAAAGGGCGTGAAGCTGGTTCTGCTCGGCAAGAGTGGCATCGGAAAAACCACCCAGCTCAAGACACTGCCTGAAGACAAGACATTGTTCGTTGATCTTGAGGCGGGAGACCTCGCTGTCAAAGACTGGCGCGGTGACTGCGTGCGACCAACCACTTGGCCAGAGTTCCGCGATCTGGTCGTGTTCTTGGCCGGACCCAATCCTGCGCTGCCTCCTGAGGCTCCGTATTCGCAAGCGCACTACGCGCATGTATGCGAACAGTTCGGTGACCCTGCTCAGTTGGCCAAGTACGACTGCTACTTCGTCGACAGCATCACAGTGCTGGCGCGTTTGGCGCTCATCTGGGCGAAGACACAACCACAGGCAGTTTCTGACCGTACAGGCAAGCCAGACACCCGTGGTGCGTATGGATTGCTCGGCTCAGAAATGCTGGGTGCCCTCATGCACCTGCAACACGCACGTGGCAAGAACGTCGTGTTTGTGGCCATCCTGGATGAACGACTGGACGACTTCAACCGCAAGGTGTTTGTCCCGCAGATCGAAGGCTCCAAGACAGCAGCTGAGTTGCCTGGAATCGTCGATGAAGTTGTGACGCTGGCCGAGATCAAGGCCGAAGACGGTGCGTCTTATCGCGCGTTCGTCACGCACACGCTCAACCCCTATGGCTTCCCTGCCAAAGACCGTTCGGGCCAGCTCGAAATGCTCGAACCCCCAAACCTGCTCGCACTCATCGAAAAGTGCGCTGCTGCAACCCAGCCTCAAAACAACAAGGAGTAAACCATGTCCGCTTGGAACGATTTCAACGATGCCGAACAACAACAATCTTTTGACCTGATCCCCAAGGGCACGGTGGCTCCGGTGCGCATGACGATCAAACCCGGTGGCCACGATGATGCGGCACAGGGCTGGACCGGTGGCTATGCCACCCAGAGCTTTGAAACCGGGAGCATCTTTTTGGCCTGCGAATTCGTGATCTTGGACGGTGAATATGCCCGTCGCAAGATGTGGTCGAACGTCGGTCTGCAGAGTAACAAAGGTCCTGCGTGGGGAAATATGGGGCGCACTTTCATCCGTGCAGTGCTCAACTCCTCGCGCAACATCTCGCCGCAAGACAACTCTGCCCAAGCGGCAGCGTCGCGTCGCATTCAAGGTTTTCATGAGCTCGATGGCATTGAGTTCATGGCCCGCATCGATGTCGAGAAGGACGGTCGCGGGGAATTGCGCAACGTGGTGAAGATCGCCGTGGAACCTGGTGAACCCGGCTACTCCTCCTCGGGAGCACCAGCAGTTCAGCGTCCTGCTGTCACCTATCAGGCCCCTCCTGCCAGCAGCGCTCCAGCCAACAGTTCTGTAGCTCAGGCTCAACGCGCACCTGTCTCGGGCAAGCCGAGCTGGGCTCAGTAAGGGGGGGTAATGAAATGCTGGGTCTGCAACAGACAGGCCCGGGGTTTCGGCCACACCGACAACCGTCATGGTGTGGGCAATCCCCGGCGCTACCCAATCGACTGGGTTTTCTGCTCGAAAAAATGTCAGGACGTCTTCCATGCGATGTACGGGAACTGGCAGCGCGTGCTCGATGGGCGAATCGATATCAAGGAGGTCAACATGATCGATCCCTCTGATATTGAACTGGCTTCAATGAAGAAGTGCCTCAAGGCATTCGGTGAGTCAGCTGGCGAGATTGGTTTTGCCAAACCCCTGGGCGATTACTCGGAAGAAGAAGCACTGCGCGTCATCGATGCCATCGTGACGTGCTGGACCGAAGCCATGCTGGCGCACCACGAGCAGTCGAAGTTTCCACCTGTGCGTGGAATGCAGCCAACGCCCGACCCTCTGGCACACCCGTTTGCCGACATGGAGGATGACTTGCCCTGGGTGGTTGAAGGAGAGAAGAAATGATGGACTTCAATTCCTCCTCCAGCATCTCGGGTCAGGTCAGCGCGCTGATCGATGCGGGATTGCAAAAGCGTCAAGCTGAGCAGCGCCCACGAACTTACCTCGGTGCGTCCCGTTTGGGTGTCTCCTGTGAACGGGCATTGCAATACGAATTTGCAAAGGCCCCCGTAGATCCTGGTCGTGAGCATCCTGGTCGACTGCTTCGCATTTTCGAGCGCGGCCATCTTTCTGAAGACAGCATGATTCAGTGGCTTCGCGACGCAGGTTTTGATCTGCGAACGACGAAAGCTAATGGCGAGCAGTTCGGCTTTGCTGCACTGGACGGTCGACTGGCTGGACACATCGATGGCGTGATCGTCGACGGTCCCGATGGCTTCAAGTATCCCGCCTTGTGGGAGAACAAGTGCCTCGGTTCTAAGTCGTGGCGCGATCTTGAGAAGAACAAGCTGGCCATCTCCAAGCCGATCTATCACGCTCAGGTGGTGCTTTATCAAGCCTATCTCGAACTGCATGAGAACCCTGCGGTTTTCACGGCGGTGAACGCCGAAACCATGGAGATCTACACAGAGCTCGTGCCCTTTGATGCGGCACTAGCGCAGCGCATGTCAGACCGTGCGCTCAAGGTGATCTCTGCAACCGACGCGGGCGAACTGCTCGTTCGCGCCTATCAAGACCCCACTCATTTTGAATGCCGGATGTGCGCATGGCAGGACCGGTGCTGGAGACAAAGCAATGACGGACGTTAATCAAATTCTCACCGAAAGACTGGTCGATGCACGCGAGGCAGCGTACTGCTTGAAAGTGCCCATCTACCTGCTTACCCATCCCAAAGAGCGCCAGCGCCTTGGCTTGCCGCATTACCGCGTCGGCAAGATGGTTCGCTTCAAGGTGAGTGAGTTGATGGCTTGGATGCAAGCGAAGGCAGAAGAAGAGGCGAAGGGAGAGTCCTCGGATGCTTGATTTCAATGACAACGACTCAACTGCGCCAAAAGACACAGACGTCACTCGTGAGCAGTTGCGTGCGTCGCTGATCGATCGCTTGGAATCAGTGCTGAGCACTTTGTTTCCGGCTGGTAAAAGGCGGCGCGGCAAATTCCTGATGGGGGACGTCTTGGGCAGCCCCGGCGACAGCCTGGAGGTTGTCCTTGATGGTGAGAAAGCTGGACTCTGGACCGATCGCGCCACGGGCGACGGCGGAGATGTCTTTGGTTTGATTGCTGCTTACCTTGGGGCAGACGTTCAATCCGACTTTCCTCGGGTGCTGGACTATGCGGCTGATCTGGTTGGTCAGGCAGTGCCTACCCAATCCCGTAAAGCCAAGAAGGAAGCTCCGGTCGATGAGTTGGGACCAGCTACGGCCAAGTGGGATTACTTTGACCCCGCCGGTCATCTGATCGCAGTGGTCTATCGCTATGACCCGCCCGGGGGCAAGAAGGAGTTCCGTCCATGGGACGCCAAGCGTCGCAAGATGGCTCCACCCGATCCTCGCCCACTGTTCAACCAACCGGGATTGGTCATTGCCGAGCGAGTGATCTTGGTTGAGGGTGAGAAGTGTGCGCAGGCATTGATTGCCGCAGGCATCACAGCTACGACTGCCATGCATGGAGCCAACGCCCCCGTGGACAAGACCGACTGGTCACCACTTACAGGCAAATCCGTTCTGATCTGGCCCGACAGAGACAAGCCAGGCTGGGAGTACGCCATGGCGGCGGCGCAAGCTGTTCTGGATGCGGGCGCTCATTCCTGCGATGTGCTCTTGCCACCCGATGACAAGGCTGATGGCTGGGACGCTGCCGATGCACTGGCCGAGGGCTTTGATGTGCCCACGTTCATTGCCTCTGGGCCGCGCATGTGCGTGAAGACTACCAAGGCCATGACGTCGCAGGACGCCACGGTCTGGGCGACCGATGATGCATTGACGCTGGCGTTCACGTCTCGCTATGCAGACGAGTGGCGCTATTGCGCGGCTTGGGGGAAGTGGTTGGTGTGGACTGGTTGCCGCTGGCAGCCCGATGAGACCTTGATGTCCCATCACCTCATTCGCGCCATCTGTCGTGAGGCCGCACTCAAAGTGGACTCGCATCGCCTGGCCGCCAAGTTGCTCGCCAGTAGCACAGTGGGTGGTGTCGATCGCATGGCCAGGTCCGATCGCCGCCATGCATCCACCACTGAGGAGTGGGACGCAGACCTGTTCTTGCTCAACACACCCGGTGGCGTGGTGAATCTCAAGGTGGGCGTCACGCGTCCGCACGACCGTGCAGACCGCATGACCAAGATTGCGACGGCCACCCCAAAGGGTGACTGTCCGCAGTGGAAAGCGTTCTTGAACGACGTGACCGGCGGTGACTTGCTTTTGCAGGAGTACTTGCAGCGCATGGCGGGCTACTGCCTGACCGGTGCAACCAGTGCCCACGCTTTGTTCTTCCTGTACGGGACCGGTGCAAACGGCAAGTCGGTGTTCGTGAATACCTTGGCCAGCATCTTGGGCGACTACGCCACGAGCGCACCCATGGACACCTTCATGGATGCCCGGGGTGATCGTCACCCGACTGATCTGGCTGGACTGCGCGGCGCACGCTTTGTGGCATCCGTTGAAACCGAGCAAGGCAGGCGCTGGAACGAGTCGAAGGTCAAAGCCATTACTGGTGGTGACAAGGTGTCTGCACGCTTCATGCGACAGGACTTCTTCGAGTACATCCCGCAGTTCAAGCTGCTGATCGCAGGCAATCACAAGCCATCGATTCGCAACGTGGATGAGGCGATGAAGCGGCGTCTGCACTTGATTCCCTTCACGGTAACGATCCCGCCAGAGAGGCGTGACGGCAAGCTGACCGAGAAACTGTACGCGGAGCGTGACGGTATTTTGGCCTGGGCGGTCGAAGGGTGTCTCGCATGGCAACGCGATGGCTTGCGTCCACCCGAGTGCGTGGTCTCGGCAACCGAGGAGTATTTCGAAGCGGAAGACGCCCTGGGCCAATGGATTGAAGAGCGCTGCATTTTGAGCAAGACCCATCGCGAAGGCGTATCGGATCTGTTCACTGATTGGCGCGAGTGGGCAGAGCGTGCTGGCGAGTACGTGGGCTCGATCAAGCGGTTCTCAGAGCTGATGTCGACCCGCAAGTTCGAGAAATGCCGATTGCATGGCGGTGCACGCGCAATTGCGGGCATCAGTCTACGACCTAAGCCTCATAGCGGTGGCAGCTACCCATACCGAGACGATTGAACCAAACCATGGTGACGGATTTGACAGTCTTACTGATTAACCCCTCACGCGTGCGCGCACACACACGATAGAGGAATAACCGTGAAACCTGTCCAACCCGTCACCCGATCAAATTCTGGAGACGAAATGAACATGACGATTCTTGCCCTGGACTTGGGCACAACGACTGGCTGGGCCTTGATGGATGCAGACGGTCAGATCACAAGCGGCAGCCAATCCTTCAAGCCTCAACGCTTCGAAGGTGGTGGCATGCGATTCCTGAAATTCAAACGCTGGCTTACAGACGTGAAGCAATGCACCACAGGCATTGACCTGGTCGTGTTTGAAGAAGTACGCAGGCATGTGGGTGTGGATGCTGCCCATGCATACGGTGGCTTCATGGGTCAACTGACAGCCTGGTGTGAGCACCATCAGATCCCCTACGAAGGCATACCGGTCGGCACGATCAAGAAGCACGCAACCGGCAAGGGCAATGCAGGCAAGGAGGACATGATCGCGAGCGTTCAAGCACGCGGCCATCAACCCGCAGACGACAACGAAGCAGACGCAATTGCACTGGCCTACCTGGCACGCGATCGTCAGACGACACAGGAGGTGTGAGATGAAGGTCCCAGCACAACCGTATCGCTGCGCTCTTGGAAAAGTGCAACCTGTCGTGACCGATCTGGATGCTGTCAAGCGTTCAGGCTGGCGCGAGCAACACATCCTGGTCGTGTCAGATCAAGACGAGCGACTGGACTTCCTCGAGCGTGAGTTCATTCGCCGCATTGGTGAACGCCTCTATGGTCCAGGAGGCAAGCATGGCTAAGACGATCACCATCTGGACTGTTGACGATGTAGCCGCGCGTTTTAGCGATGCAGCTCACACGTCGTATCGCTTGCCACCTGTGCGAGTTCAGGGGTATGCCAGCCCCTGGATGAGCTTGGCAATGCAAGTGCCCAATCGCTACCCTGATCCCGAACGTGTTTACCGCCCCATGCCACCCGGTCCTGAGGCAGTGGAACGCATGCTTGAGACCATGCGCTGGGTTCAGTGGTTGGAGGAAGAGCAACGCCATCTGGTGTGGATGCGGGCCAAGCGTTACGAGTGGCATCAAATCGGCAGACGCTTTGCATGCGATCGCAACACTGCAGCCAGGCGTTGGAAGAAGGCAATGCAACTGGTGGCCGACAAGCTCAACGGGTCATTCAACTCATGCGCGGAAATTGGCGTGAATTGATTGGAATGGTGGCGTGTGTGGGTGCATCTGAGGCAATGAGCGACTTTACCCAGTGCAGCATTTCGAGCCATTTGAGCGTACATTTTCAGCTATGGTGTGGAAAGGAGTGCAGGCCACTCCCTCCATACATATTTCTGGGTCCTTCCTTGCCAAATCCCTATGCGGGGGGCAACAGCGCGAGATTTCGATAGCGACTGCCCTGAAAAACAGGTTACCACCCGGCCAGGTTACCGGCCTGTGGTTACCACCGCCCCTGACAGTTACCACCCCCT